TGTTGTAGTAAACTTTGGTGCTAGTTCTGACGGACGTATTTCTTATACATCTTCTACTAATAGATTTTATGTAAGAACTCCTGGTGGAAGCGCAGATCTTATTCTTGGTGCTGGTCCAGCAGTCAGAATTACGAATGAAAATGGATTAACTGATAGAGCAGTTTTTACTTCCTCTGGTGCAACAATCACTGGTGCTCTTACTGCAGGTGGTTTGACTTACCCAACTACCAATGGCACTAGTGGACAGGTATTAACTAGTGATGGCGGAGGCAATGTAACTTGGGTTACTCCATCAGGACTGCAGTCCAGAACTACAGCACAGGCAACACAGTCTATTGCCAACAATGCTGCAGCAAATGTCTCCTTTACAACTCCTAAGACATATGCATTATTGAGTATCCAAACTAATGTTGCTGCGTGGGTAACTCTTTATATGGATACTACTAGCAGAACAAATGATGCATCTAGAGGAGAAACTACCGACCCAGTACCTGGATCTGGTGTGCTTGCAGAAGCAATTACTACAGGGTCTACAACTCAGTACATCACACCTGGAGCAGTTTGTTTCAATTCTGCTGGCACTGGTATAACTTACGCAAAGATTGTAAATAAGAGTGGTGGCACTACTAATGTCACAGTAACTCTCAATTACGTTCAACTAGAGGCTTGATATGGACAGGGAATATGTTGTAACGCTCCACAGAAAAGAAGATCTGGAGCAGTTTTACAATGAGATGAAGTTGAGTAACTTCTCCCTAATAATGAAGCGTCCTACTAGCAGGAACACTCACTATAGAATGACTGATGCTCAGGCAGAGCAACTAAGACAAGATCCTAGAGTTTGGGATGTTCAGTTAACACCAGAAGAATTGGGGATGACTCCTCAGAGAAATTCTCAGTATGTAAATAAAGAACCCTATACTGTTGACGGAACATTCACAAAGAACGAGGGTAGTCCAGATCCTACTAGGTATCAGTGGGGACACTTGCACTGTGCAGCAACATCCTCAACTCAAAGAGGTCAAAATGCTTTTGGAATATTTGGTAGTAGCACAAAAACTGACAGTGTAGATGTATTCAACAGTGGTAGACATGTTGATGTAGTTATTGTTGATGATCCTGTATCATATGATTGTGAAGAATGGAACAGTCCCTCTACAAACTTAAGCAGATTTGTACAGTATCAATGGTTCAATGAATTGAATACTATTGTTAATAGTATTGATGATGATAATCAGAGTGAACCAACAGGTAATGTTACATATCATACTATTGCTAGTAACCCTGAGTTTCATGGTAATCACGTTTGTGGAACTGCATGTGGACAGCACTATGGATGGGCAAAAGAAGCAAACATTTATGCTTTGCAAATTTTAGGGACCATGCCATCGGGACAAACACTTCCTGCATTGCTATTGTTTGATTATCTTAGAGCGTTTCATAATAATAAACCAATTAATCCTATTACTGGCAGAAGAAATCCTACTGTTACTAATCATAGTTGGGGTTATGGATTTAATATGGATGACATTCTAGAAGTAACTAGTATTAGTACATCGGATATTACTAGTGTTACTTGGGATGGTACAACATATGATTCCAACAATCCAAATCCATCTGGTTGGACTATGAGTGGATTGAATACTGACTTTGGTATTGCATCTAATAAACTAAGATATAATTCTAGTTTTACTGCACTCAATGCAGACATTGAGGATGCTATTGAAGATGGTGTTGTTGTTATTGGTGCCGCTGGAAATGATAACTGGGAAATGGTTCGTCCCTCTAATAGTTACTATAATAATAGAATTGTATTCAGAACTGGTACATCGATCTATTGGATGAGAGGATCTTCACCAACATGTGCCGAGGGTGTTGTTAGTGTTGGTGCTATGAGTAGAGTCCAAGATTTTAGGAGAGCAAGCTTTACTAACTATGGTGAGCAGATTACAGTATTTGCTCCTGGTGAATACATTGTGTCTGCATACAATGCAACTGGAACTACTGATACAAAATACAATTCTCCGCCAACAGATTATTATAATAGACTGAATGGCACCAGTATGGCATCGCCTCAAGTAGCGGGTGTTGCTGCACTTGTCGCTTCTGGTAAAGATAGATTTACTAACGCAGACTTCAAAAAATATCTCAATGACACTAGTGTTAAAAATGAGATGTTATTTAATATTAGCGGGGGTGGATATACTGATGGATCTTGTCAGAAGAATAGTCCTAACTTAATGTTGCGTGCTGTAGAAACTAGACCATCTACTGGTATGGTAGCACCTGTTGTTGGTGAGAGAAAATCCAGTGGTCTAATGTACCCACGACAACAAGCTGTAGCGAAGAGATCATATGTTCAAGCTGAGTTAGCTAATGGAACATATACATATGCTACTAAAACGTGGAGTCAACAAACTAACTACAACTATCAGGTACAAATTTCCAGACCAACCAGCCCATCTCCAATACCGCCAGTAGCAATTTTATTACATGGTGCTGGGGGAAATGGTGCTGGAGAAATTAGTGGATGGCAGGGTTTGCTCCCTGATCATATCTTAGTCGCACCAACTGGATATGATAGTAAGTGGAATATTGTTGATGAAAGTGATGCACCAGATTATGAAGCACTCACTGAATTATTCCCATGGTTGATTAACCAAGGTGTTAACATGAACAATGGCGTCAGTGTTATTGGTATCTCCAATGGTGGTGCTATGGCAATGAGACTTGCATTGGAATATCCATTTAGTAAATTAACTTATGTTGCATGTCTGATATCTCATATTCATGAAGAGCAGTTGAGAAACAATGGTGTTCAGTGGGAATTTTACAGACCATCTGATCACGAGAATACTGACGGTACAGCAACTAACAAGGGATACAATACATTGTATACTCCATATGGTGACCCTAGAAATGTTGGAAATACTTTCTTAAATGCTCAAGGACCCAGAGCTATTCTCATCATCAACTCTCAAAATGATCCTGTTATTCCATATAACGGAGGTGGTGGTCCTGCATCTGCAGTATTCCCTAACTTAGAAATTACATCACAGAGAATTGCAGCAGAAGCATGGGGATCTACTGATCCAATCGTCACTGTAGCAAATAGAACAATAAGTATTTCGGGTGCTCCTGATTTAAGAGTTGCTTCTTATTGGGCATATGGTGCTAAAGGTGAAAGTGTTGTCCATCATGTTACTGATATTGTCTCTGGGCATACAGTAACAACTGATATGAGAAATACTGTAAAAACTTTTGTTGAACAAGGTGGTAACATTAATACTTCTACCTTGTCATCAACCTATACACTTACTGTTGGAAACAGTGGTGCATCTCACTACACATTTACTGGTACGGATTCGACTAATACTTTTACTAATAATACTGATCCAACGATCAATTGTAATGTTGGAGATACCTTAGTGTTTAATGTTAATGCCCCAGGTCACCCCTTCTATATTAAAACATCTCCTACTACAGGAACGGGTAATCAAGTTTCCACTGGAACTACTAGTGGTCAGGGTGCAACTAACGGTACAGTAACTTGGGATACTACTGGAGTAACCGCTGGAACTTACTATTACATTTGTCGGTTCCATGGTGGAATGGTAGGACAGATCGTTATTTCGTAGGGCATAAATAAACACGAGCACTAGTATCGATTGGTAGTTAAATGGCTGACCGCTTTCCGTTAATTGTTAATGCAGTCTCGAAGAAGATTGAAGAACTTGTAGCAGGTGACAATTTAGAACTCACTGGCAATAATATTGTCATTAGTGGAGACACTGGTGCTGGGAAATATTTAACTAGCGATGGTTCTGTTGTTTCGTGGGGCACTCCTGGAGATGTGTACCTAACACAAACGCAGACGATAACTAATAAAACCTTTGATACTTGCTCAATCTCTGGTTCTACAAATACACTAACTAACATTCCCAACAGTGCATTAGTTAACCCTGGTATCACTATTAATGGATCTACCATTGCTTTGGGTGGTACAGTAGTCACACCAGATAATAATACTACCTACACTATTGCAGCAGTCGATGGATCTTCTGCTTCAAGAAAAGTTATTAGATTAACCTCTGGCGGAAACGCAGGCGCAGGAATCGATGATGACGTAACATTAGTAGCGGGAACTAATGTTACTCTTGGAAGATCTGGTGATGATATTACTATCAACTCTTCGTATATAGATACTGATACTATTACTACACTTCAGTCTGCTGTTGGTGGTGTTGCACAGACTGGTGCTATTACAATTAATGCAACTGGATCTTCTACAGTATCTCAGGATGCTGGAACCAGAACTATTACTATCAACTCCACATATGTTGATACTATTACTAGACTGAGAGCAGGCACTGGTCAGGTATTTGCTGCCTCTGATTTTACTTTCCTTGCTGGTGGTGCAACTACAGTATCTCAAGGTGTTGATGGTAATGGTGATCCTACAATTACATACAGTTCTGTTGATACTATCACGAGACTTAGAGGTGGTACTACAGGAACATATGTAACTGGCGACACTACAGTTACTGGTGGTACAAATGTAACTGTATCTCAGGCAGGTAATACGATTACTGTTGCTTCTATAGATACAAATACTGTAACCAGATTGTCTAGTGGTGGTAACGCTGTTTCTGCTGGTGACTTTAATTTCACATCTTCTGGTGCAACAACAATATCCCAAACAACATCTGGTGGTGTTACTACTATCAATATTAGCTCTGCTAACGATGACACTGGTGCATCTCT